TAAGTCTTCAAAAGCGATAGAAGCTTCTAAGCCTCGGATAATAGTACGGTAAGTAGTACTCTCAAAGTCAAAAGAAGATTGACGTACACGTGACGCCCCTGCATTTCGCTTAAGATCTAAAGCAGTACCCATATATTGGTTATTATTCTCGATTAAGATAGTACCTGAGCGCATAGACTTAGGGACAGATACGGTCTCGAATAAATCTTGATGAATTAATTGAGCGTCTAACTGACTAGCCGCCTCAGAAGCGAACGAGCTTAAAATCTCGTCTACTGGATGAATATTAGTATATGATTGAGCCATCTTTTAAACTCCTTAAACAGCTAGAGAAGCGCCACGGAAATAAACGAGGATTTCGTCACCGTCGGCGGCCGTTTCGTTATGAATGAATTGAGCAACGCTATATTGAACGCCGCCGCCTGAGGTATCCAAAGCTACAAGCTTTCCTGAGGTAGAAGCCATTAAAAGGCCGTGAGTACCGAGGGTAAGAGCGCCGCCAGCGATAGCGAAGGAAGGCCCCGCTAGACATACTTCTACAAGGTCTCCACTCACTACAGAGCGTTGAGCGATTCCCATAGGAACATCGGTAGCGGCTGTACAAACGACTACTTTATTGTTAGCGTCAATTTTAACGAGGGCGAACTTACCAATAGTACCCGCCGCCTCAAAAGATTTTAGAAATTGTGATTCTTGATAACTCATTTATTTATCTCCGTACGATTAAAGAGTTAGCGTTAGGGTTTTCACTGCTTACGAGCTTCATAGCTTCACCGAAAGTAATATTATCGGCTTTAGCTCGGGCCGTGATCTTCTCATGTAAAGATTGAGCGTTTAAGGCTTCTTGGCTTTTCCCGTGACCAACTTCTTTAAATTGGACTACAGGAGGAATAGAAGAGAGGCGAGCCCAATGAGTAGGGTCACCTTTAATAGAGCAATCATAAGCATGATTAGCGTACTCTACATCAGCGGGGGTAATTCGGCCCTCATTAAGAAGAGTATTAACGGCGGTCTCTCGTTCAATCTTCAACTTCTGTTCTTTAAGAGTAGCTACTTGTTCTTTAAGAGCGTTAAACTCAGCTAAAGAGATATGCTCAGACATAGAGTAGTTTTTCTTCTCCATCATCTTTTTTTCGTCCTCATCTTTATGCTCTGCCATTTCTTTTTTAGAATCAGAGTCTTCTTTATGCTCTGCCATTTTTTCCGATTCATCTTCTTCTTTAAGATCCATTTTAGAATGGTCTTCTTTGATCTTTTTAACATCGGCTTCTAAACGCTTAAGCATTTCGTCTTTTTGCATAACTAGAGAGATTAAATCGTCCATCTCCATAGCTTTTAATTCTTCTCTATCCATTTCGGTAACTCCTATGGATTCTGAAAGGGTTATAGTGTCGATTCGGTCGGCCTGTTGTTGTGGCCTTGGCGTTAGCGTTATGGCTAACAGTTGACCTAGCTTAGAGATGAGGTCACCCCCGTCTCTCGAAAAAACTTCACCTGTAATAAACTCAGGAGAGGAATATAAAAGGCCCTCGTGTTCTTCTACGATACGGCGGCCTTTTTCAGTATAAGCGGGTACAGCGTAAAGGCCGTCTTCTCCTACTTCTACTTCTATAATTTTACCGAGAGCGCCAGAGGCGGCGGGGCTTTTATCTCCGTCGGTAAAAGGTGAGCTGTTATGATTCCAATCAATAATAACAGGGTCGGACTCTTTACGCTCGTTAAAGACTCTAGCGAACTCTTCTAAAAGCTCTTTAGATACGGTCGCTATAACTTCGCCACTTTGGCGAGATGAAACGGGGCCTAAAGCGAGGGTTTTAAACTTCTTACCTACGTATAGGCCGTCTCGATTGTCTACCTCTTCATTAAAGGCGATAGCCTCGCCTAAGATTGTCTCAGACATATTATTACTTTCATCGGCTTTTTTCATTTGATTAACGACTTTAGCGGCCCACGTTTGACCGCTGTCACCACCCCAAGCCCCCCAAGCAATACGGCCTTTAGACCAGTTATCCCAGTCTTTAGCCTTCTTGTCTACTTCGTGTCTTGAGAAGTAAGAGTGCATACGTTTAACAGTCTAAGGGCTTAAAGTTTCTCCGTTAGCTAAGTCTCTAGCTCTAGCGATTCCTACAGGGGTTAAACCCTTCTTAGAAGGCGGCTTAGTAGCTCTAACCTCTAAAGCACGTTTAGCGGCCTCTTGAGCGCCCTTAGGCGGCTTAAAATCAATATGGCTATACTTCTGAGGGGTTAAAACTTCGGTAGCTTTCTCAGTCCTTTGAGGGTGACCCTTAGGAAGTAAATCTAAGTCTGTAGTATAAGCTTTCTTTCTTTGGCCTGTACCGACTAATTTTAAAAAAGCTTTAACCCGAGCTAAAGCCCATTGGTCACGGCTTTTAACTTGTGGTCTATGGCTAGTAGAGAAAGCGCCCGCCCCTCTTCTAAAGACCGCCTTTAACATACCTAAGTTAACTTGCTTACTCTTAGCTTTATACTTGGCGTTATGATCGTCTCTATAGTCTTCTAAAATCTTAGTATTCTTCTCTGAGACTTCAATACCGCCGCGTGTACCGCTAGCGCTTCCTTTAGGATTCTTAGCGCTACCCTTAATCCTGTCTTTAGGCGGGGCGGGGGTCTGAGCTTGGGTACGTTTAGCCATTGTTAATCCTTCTTTTAATATATTCAGATAAAGCAGAGCCGCCGCTATTTTGAGAAAGAGACCGATCTACGGCCGACCTTTCGGCCTCCTCTGGTAAGTCGCCAGCGCCTACACGGGCTCTAATTAATCGCTCTAACTCGTTATCAGGAGTAAGTAGAGAAGACTGTACTAAGAGCGGTAAAGAGGCTAGGCTTTCGGCCAATGCGTCAACGTCTAATCCTGTATGGACTAAACGAGGTAGCTTAGAGGGGCTAACATCACCATAGTTAAACTTAATGAGGCGGCCAATAGTACCCGCCCCCCTTCTGTCTTGACCGCTCACGATGCTAGCGACATAATCGGCTATATTTAAAGCAGAGCGCCTAAATAAAGACATATGTACTTCACCTACGGCCCGTGACCCCGTATCGCTACCGACCCGCCCTAACTCTAACATCTGAGCTAGAAAGGCTGTACTCATTTGTTGGTCGGCTTCTCTTACTACACTTAAGGCCATATCAGGATTGAAGTTAGAAGCCGTACCGCCGTAAGCCTCGAAGGAGACGGCGGGGCTAGTAACTAAGTAAGCGGCTTCATGTGAAGTATAAGCGGCCGCTTGGCTTTCGGCTTCATCTACGGCGGCGTTAATATCTTCGTCTGTCATACCTAAAGACTCGGCTACAGATCGGTCTACTTTAACTACAGGAGTAGGGCTAGTAAATCGCTCAATCCCAATCATAAGGAGACTTAAGGCCCGTTGTTTAGATCTATAGTAGAAATGACAAGGCCGAAAGAACCCGCCGTCACCTGCAAAGTTAGAGCCTGTCTGACCAAGGGTAAGCAGTATCATTTTATTAGCTGGTATCGGGGCGGGGTGTAGTCCATTTACACCCCATTGTTGAACGCCGTCTAAAGACTGATCATCTAACGAGATAAACTTATAAATACTAGTTGGCTCTCTATCGGCGTAATGATCTAACCATACCTTCATAGAGCCGTTTTCGTCACGGTCTAGTTTGTAGATTTCCTCGGCTACTCTAAAGCCGTTTTTCAGGTACTCAAATAAATAGTTTAATTGAGCTTCCCAAGATTGTGACATCTGGCCTACGTAGCCGTCTAGCCCCCAACATTCATTAGCGTAACGAGCATATTCTAAGCAGTCTTCGCTTTCTTCGTCGGCCGCTTCCCATCTCCATTTAGCACTTAATAAAGTCTGCTTAAGGATATTAAAAGACCGCCTAATAACGGGGTCAGTACGGTACATCTCTAAGCAAGTTTCAGCCCATCGGGCAGGGTCTGTAAAAGAGGGGTTACTCTCATAGCCGCTTATGTAGCCGCCGTTTAATTGAGTACCCGTTATACCCCTCGCTAGAAAAGAAGGGTTCTTAGCTTCGTAATGTTTAGAGAGTCGTCTTTTCATTTTATCCTCTAAGTGTTTGTGTATATTATATAGAATCTATTATAAAATTCATAATACTTTTTTAAAACATGGTAAACCCCCGCCCTTACTCACCTCGGATAAGAGCGGGGGGCTAACACAAACACACTCTTTATAAATATGATAAAACCGAATAAATTACAATCCGATTTGTTAAAGGCTTATTTAGATAAGCCTATTGTTTCAATAGTAGCGGGCTGGGGTAGCGGTAAAACTACGGCTTTAGCTATGACCATCATTAGTCACGCTATGGCTCATCCTCAAGGGGCTAGCTTATATATAACGGATTCTTCACCCCGTTATAGGACTGTAGTACACCCTAGTTTAACTGAGTGGACTGAGAAGTTAACTAACGACCCTTGGAGCTATAACGCCTTGGAGAACAAGTGGACAGCCCCTAACGGTCACGTTCTATGG